CGGCAGGCACAAACGCTAGTGGCAATTTGACTGGCGGATCGCGGGATGTTCAGTGGGGGTGGTCGCCCGTTGGGGGGTCGAGTAATTTTGATGTCGCTTTGACGCCAAACTACTTGGTGGCAACGACGTTTGTTGGTACAGTTACAGTAACCGTTACATAGGAGTCTAATATGGACAAGAAAGATTTAGCCCAAGACAAAAAGATGATTAAGTCTGCTGTCGGCAAGCACGAAAAAAACATGCACCCCGGCAAAACGCCCACAAAGCTTGCCAAGGGCGGTAAGACCAATGAGATGATGCTCCAGTATGGTCGCGGTATGGCCAAAGTTAAGAATCAGGGGAAATAACATGGCCAAGATTAACAATCAACCCGCCGCTACAAACCCCGGTATTCCCCCTAACCGCAGTAAAGTCGACACCGTGAATATGTCTGTTGGCAACATCAGCAAAAACGCTGGTAACGAAACCGTTAAGACATCCGGTATTGTCACTCGTGGTAACGGTGCAGCTACCAAGGGCACTATGGCCCGAGGCCCGATGGCATGAATTACGCCGCACTCAGCGCTGCTATTCAGGCGTACACGGAGAACACGGAAGCAGATTTCGTGGCTAATATTCCCGTGTTCGTTCAGCAGGCTGAGCAGCGTATTTATAACTCGGTTCAGTTCCCGTCTATTCGCAAGAACGTGGTGGGCGTGACAACCACAAACAACAAATATCTAGAGTGCCCGTCAGACTTTCTGGCGGTGTATTCCATGGAGGTTATTGATGCCACCGGGGAATACGAGTACTTGCTGAACAAAGACGTTAACTTTATTCGTCAGGCATACCCACAGCCAACAGATACCGCAATTCCAAAGTATTACGCTTTGTTCGGCCCCCAATCCTCTAATGCAGCCGAGTTGTCTTTTATTCTTGGCCCCACACCCAATGCAATTTACAACGTTGAGTTGCACTACTACTTCTACCCAGAGTCTATTGTGACTGCGAGCAACACGTGGCTTGGTGACAACTTTGATTCTGTGCTTTTGTACGGCTATTTGGTTGAGGCTTACACCTACCTGAAGGGTGAGCAAGACATGATGGCTCTGTACAACCAGAAGTTCATGGAAGCACTTGCACTGGCTAAACGTCTGGGTGATGGTATGGAGCGTCAAGACGCTTACCGTTCTGGTCAGTTCCGTCAGAAGGTAACTTGATATGTCGATTATCCAGACCCAGACCACTAGCTTCAAGGCACAGTTGTACCAAGGTATTCATGACCTGACGACTGACGTTATTAAGATTGCCTTGTACACGGCTAACGCCAACCTGAATGAAGATACAACCGTTTACAGTTCAACTGATGAAGTAGCTAATACAGGTACGTATGTGGCTGGGGGCGCACAGTTAACACCCATTACGGTATCGTCTTCTGGGTACACAGCCTATGTGGGCTTCCCAAACATCTCATGGACAGGCGCATTAACAGCTAGATGTGCTCTGATCTATAACGTCACACAAGGTAACAAATCCATTGCAGTTCTGGACTTTGGGTCGGATAAGACTTCTACCACTACTTTCACCATCACAATGCCGGCTAATACTGCATCAGCCGCATTAATTCGCAGTTCTAACTAAGGAGTCAATATGACCACGGAAAAACTTACAGCAACTGACCATGTTTCTAGCGGTCTTATTGCCGGTACAAAATCAAGCGAACAGGCGCAAGCCACTGGCGTTTACTACGTTGAGTGCCATGATAAAGATGGTAACTTGAAGTGGTCTGCTGAGTCTAAGAACTTGGTAGTCAACGTTGGCCTTCAGTACATGGCTGGCACGGCTCTGACTTCAGTTGCCCAGATTACCACTTGGTACATCGGCCTGTACGGTGCTGGTGCTTCTAATACGCCTGCGGCTGGTGACACGATGTCTTCCCATGCTGGCTGGACTGAAGTTGTGCCTTACAGCAATTCAACCCGTGTGGCGGCTACGTTTGCTACAGCTACGACTGCTAACCCTTCTGTGGTGACTAATTCAGCTTCTCCTGCTACGTTCAACATCAACGCAACTTCCACTGTTGGTGGTGCGTTCTTGACCAGCGGAAGTGCTAAGAGTGGTACTACTGGAACATTGTTTTCTGCTGCTGACTTTAGCTCTCCCGGCGACCGTTCAGTTGTTTCAGGCGATATTCTGTCCGTTACCTACACGTTCTCTCTCGCCGGTTGAGGCTTAAATGGCTGAAGGCGGCTGGGGTTCTGGCGCATGGGGTCAGGCTGGCTGGGGTGATTCAGTCTATACCCGTGATGTTGCTGAAACTGCGACAGGGACAGATGCCGATTCTTCAGCCATAACCTTTGGCTCTAGCGTTGCTGAGACAGCCACTGGAACTGACGCGATCAGTGCGTTAGCTACCTTTGGAGGGGCAGTATCAGAAACGGCTACAGGCACGGATGATGTAAGTTCCATACCAACGTATGGGTCAACGATTAGTGAGACTGCCACAGGTACGGATGCGGTTAGTTCCATACCAACTTACGGGGTATCGGTATCAGAAACAGGCACGGGAACAGACAGCATTTCAGCGTTGGCAACCTTTGGGGCGGCTGTTAGTGAGACAAGCACGGGTACTGATGCAGTATCCAGTTTGGTTCAGGTTAACGCTTCGGTATCTGAGACAAGTACGGGAACTGACGCAGTTAGTTCGTTAGCGACATTTGGGTCATCGGTCAGTGAGTCAAGTACAGGTAGTGATGCAATAAGCTCCACTCCGACATACGGGGTGTCAGTCAGTGAGACTGCTACGGGGTCTGATGAAGTTAGTGCGTTTGCCAACTTCTTGGCTCAGATTCTTGAGAATGCGACCGGAACGGAATCAGTTTCATCAGCATTTACTTTTTTGGCAAGTGTCATTGAAAGTGCCACTGGAACGGATACAGTATCAGGTAGTTTGACGGTAAGTTCTTCAATAGATGAGACAGCTTCTGGGTCTGATGCTATTAGTGCTGGTGTAACATTTGGCGTTAGTATTGCAGAAGCGGCAACGATTAGTGATGTAGATTCAGCGGTAGCAAGCTTCATGGCTTCTGTAGTTGAATTAGCAACGATAACGGATTTAGTAATGGGACGGCCTTTGTGGGAAATTATTGATGACACACAGACCGCAAACTGGCAAAATATCAATACCGCGCAGTCCTCGGGCTGGGCACAGATTAGTACCACACAGAGTGCTGGGTGGACACAGATCGACACGAATTAGGAGCATTTAAATGGCTACAGGCGCAACAGGACAACTAGGTTTAGCTCTTCCAGTACAGGGCGAACTCTCCGGTACGTGGGGCGATACCGTTAACAACGGCATTACGCAGTATACAAACATTGCTATTGCGGGCACTTTGACCCTAACAGGTGACGGCGCAGTTACTCTGGCTAATACCACAGGTGACGCTTCTGCTTCTAACATTACATCAACTTTAGCTGGCGCGGGTACAGTTACAGCGCAGTTTGCAACAGTCAGGGTTTCAGGTACGACTACAACCAAGGTAGTCACTGGCCCAAGCTACAGCAAGTCATATCTTATTGACAACGCTTCTTCTTATACAGTCACGTTTAAAGCTTCTGGTCAAACGGGTGTGTCTATCTCCCCCAATGAGAAAGTCTACGTTTACTACAACGCTACGGATTACGTCAAAGTTGGCGGTGGTGGCATCACATACGGCGCAGTTAAGACAACCACATACACCGCAGTAGCAAACGATGGCGTACAGACCAGCACCTCTGGCGGTGCGTTCACAGTTAACTTGCCAGCTTCACCAGCAACAGGCACTCAGGTCTTTATTGTTGACTCTGCTGGTACATGGGCGACTAACAATCTGACGATTGGGCGTAACGGCTCAACGATTGCTGGCTCGGCTACGGACTTGGTGTGTGACATTAACAGTGTGAGTATCCAGTGTATTTACGATGGCACAACGTGGGACATCTTTGCCCAGATCGGTGCTAACAACACGGCTGTGGTGACTTTGACTGGTACACAGACACTGACGAATAAGACGCTGACTGCACCTACGATCACAAGCCCCACAATAACGGGTACAGGCACGATTGCGGCGGCAACGGTTACTTTGTCTTCTACGCTGAGTGTGACGGGCGTGGCTACATTATCTGCTGACGCTGTTGTCAATGGTGTATCTGTTGGCCGTGGCGCAGGTGCTGTGTCTACCAACACTGCGGTGGGTGCTAGTGCTTTAAACAATGGCTCATTGTCTGGTGGTGAAAATGTTGGGCTAGGATACAACTCTGCTCAAGGATTGACTACTGGCGTTCGCAATACAATTTTAGGTTCACAGTCTGGTCAAAATTTGACTACTGGTAGCGATAACATTTTGATTGGTTATCGTACTGTTTACAATGCCACATCGACTGGCTCAAACAATGTAGCCGTTGGAAACCAATCCCTTTACTCCAACACCACAGCATCTAACAACACTGCTGTAGGTTATCAGGCAGGGTATGCTAATACCACTGGTACTGTAACTTTTGTTGGTTATCAGGCGGGGTATAGCAATACAACAGGAAACATAACGGCTGTTGGTTATCAGGCGGGGTATACAAACACCACTGGTTTACGATGTACTTATTTGGGAAGGTCAGCGGGTTATTCTTCAACTGGAGACAACAACACATTTGTAGGTTATGCCGCAGGTAATGCGTCAACTGGCGTTAATAACACATTTGTTGGTGGGTACAACAGTTCCCTTGGTGGTGCTGGTGGTGATATGACCACAGGCTCAAAAAACACCATTATTGGCTCATACACAGGCAATCAAGGTGGCTTAGACATTCGCACATCAAGCAACTACATCGTGCTGTCTGATGGTGACGGAAATCCACGGGCAAGATGGGATAACAACGGCAGACCATTCTTTCCTGATTTAGGTGGTGATGCAGGAACAAACGCAGTTAGATTTAATACTGGTACTGGTCGGTTGTCTTACGACACATCCTCAGCAATATACAAAAACAACATTCGTGACAGCGTTTATGGTTTAAGCCATGTAATGCAAATGCGTTCAACACAATTTGAATACAAATCGTCAGGGCGTTCCGATGTTGGTTTGATTGCCGAAGAAGTTGATTTAATCATTCCAGAATTGGTTGGAAAGAACACAGAAAATCAACCTGATTCTGTGTCGTATGACCGCATGGTGTCTGTGCTGGTCAAAGCCATTCAAGAACTCAAATCAGAATTTGACGCTTACAAATCAACCCATCCATAAGGACTAACATGACTACTGAAACACTAACACCCGAACAAATCGCTTCCCACTACTCAGCCGCTATGGATTCGGTCAACCTGATTAACGCAGGGAAACCTGAAGGCATGGATGATGCTGAATGGTCAGACTGCCTGTCACGCAACAAAGAGCATTTGAAAATCATGTTGGCTAAAGATTTTTGGACAACAGAAGATTTGTCACCATTACAGGCGGCATCCGCCTAAGAGGAAACCATGACCACACTATCAAACATCATCACACCGAGCAATGTCTTAACGACAACGAACACGGCAACGGTTACAAACAAGACGCTGACCAGCCCAACGGTTACGGGTATGGTGGTGTCTGACGGCACAGCCAACGGAGTTACTTACCTAAACGGCTCAAAGGTTCTGACAAGTGGCTCTGCGCTTACTTTTGATGGGACTAATTTAGGCTTGGGAGTTACTCCGAGTGCTTGGAGTGGTTTTAAAGTTCTTGAAATGCAAGGTGGGTCAGTTGGTTCTTCTGGCACAGGAACTATGCGTGTTTTTAATAATGTCTATTACAACGGCACAAACTGGATTTATAAAAATACAGCACCCGCAAGCCGTTATGAATTAGATGGCAATACCCATGTTTGGTACACAGCCCCATCAGGCACAGCAGGAAACGCCATCACCTTTACCCAAGCAATGACGCTAGATGCGTCTGGGAATTTGGGTGTGGGGACTACAAGTCCTAGTACTAGACTGCATATTGCTGGAGCAACTACTGCAACAAGCCAACTTACTACTCAACATACTGGTAGTGCTGTAACAACTGTGTTTGGTTGTGATGGTGGTCTTGATGTTGGCGCTGTTTATGTAACAACTAATCACCCCCTTGCGTTTAAAACCAACAACACAGAACGAGCCAGAATTGATTCGTCAGGCAATTTGCTTGTGGGAGGTACGAACAGCACCCCTGCTGAAAGTAATGTTTCTGGCGCATCAATAGTAAGTACAGGCGGTATGCAACTTTCTAGGGATGGTGCGGCTGGTTTAAAAGTAAACAGAAGAACAGATGATGGTGAATTAGTTGCGTTTCTTCAGGCTGGAACACAAGAAGGAAACATTACTGTTTCAGGAACAACAGTTTCATACAATGGCGGTCACTTATCACGATACGCACAAACAACAACAGCCAAAGACAATTCATTGGTCAAAGGTACAGTCTTGTCTAACCTTGATGAAATGAATGTTTACACCAAAGATGGACAACCTGTTGACAACGAACAGTTAAACAAAGTCAAAGTGTCTGACACAGAAGGCGATGTAAATGTTGCAGGTGTGTTTGTTAATTGGTCACATGATGATGCTCACAATGTTGACGAAATCAATATGGCTATGACAGGCGACATGATTATTCGCATTGCTCAAGGCGTAACTGTTGTTCGTGGTGACTTGCTCATGTCTGCGGGTGATGGTACTGCCAAGCCACAAGGTGATGACATCATTCGTTCTAAAACTGTTGCTAAAGTAACTTCAAACCATGTTACTTGCACTTACGCAGACGGCTCATATTGTGTGCCTTGCGTCTTAATGGCTTGCTAATCTTTAAAAGGAAACTAACATGAACACTACATGGACAATCAGCACCCTCGATAGAGATGTTGCAACAGGCTTTGTTAAAACTGCGCATTGGCAAGCCACAGCAGTAGATGGCGAACACACAGCTTCTATTTACTCAACAGCATCATGGGCAGATGGCACAGTCAATATTGCTTATGACCAACTGACTCCTGAAACAGTTTTGGGATGGGTATGGGAATCGGTGGATAAGACTGCGACTGAAGCGGCTTTGGCGGCTAACATTGCTTTGCAGAAGAATCCTGTGACTGCTTCTGGGACACCTTGGAGCGTGGCATGAATCTGAATTTAGAAACAAATGAAGTCCAATTCATTCTGAATGTGTTGGGGGAATTACCAACAAAAAGCAATGCTTATATGTTGCTAAAGAAAATTGAAGAACAAGCAATAGCACAGGTTCCCAAAGAGCCTGCACCAGAGTAATCATGGTTCATGCGCTGGCTCCTTCTGTTATTGCTGTTGGGGCTGGTTGGAGCCGTAGCCAAGAATGGCTGTCATGTGCGCGAGTTCTATGGGATAGGCTACACCGTTCACAACCCGTCCGAGCGGCATCAGCAAATGATTGCGTGGCTCAAGAACAATGCGGCTTTTTGCAAGGCAAGCGACTACGTGGTTATGTGGAACAATTTGTCAGAATGGGCAGGCACAGCCGACTCAGCGGAAGCTAGAGCGTTAATTATTCATGGATACAAAGATGCACTTGAGCGTGAAAAGAAATGATAGAAACCATCAAGCTATTCCCAACTGTGCAACCCTCTGGGTATCCTGACAAACACGATCTTGCCCAAGCCAAACTAGAGAAACAGCATGAAGTTAACAAGACCCTTGAGATAGCCAAGCAAAAGCAGACAGAGCTACAGGACATAGGGTTTGAGATTTACTGCAAGAAGGTAGTTCAAGAGCGGCTCCGCATGGAGATATTCAACAACCGTAAGCTGGACATTTATGTATGACCAAGAAGCCAATACGCCAACCACGGAAACCGCAGATAGAAGTGAAAGAAAAGCTGACGCTGTGGGTAACTCTGATGGTAAGCGCAACCCTGTGCATCTCTGTCTTGGCTATGGTGGTCAGCTTTATGCTTGGCCTTTGGGCCAAAGAAGTGGACAACGCAGAAATCTTCAAAATGATTTCACCCGCTTTTTCTACTCTTATAGGCGGCATGATTGGGTTCCTGTCTGGTATCAAACTCATGCAGAATGAAGACAAAAAGGAGTCAAAATGTTAGACATATTAAGTGGCGGTATTCTAGGTTCAGTGTTTGGCGGCTTGTTCCGCATGGCTCCTGAAGTCCTAAAGTTCTTTGACAAGAAGAATGAGCGCCAGCATGAGCTTGCTATGTTTAAACATCAGTGCGACTTAGAAGCCCAGCGCGGCCAGCAGAAGTTAGCTGAGATTGGCGCACAACGTGAAGCCGCAATTGATGTGGGTGTCATGGATGCCTTCAACAACGCCATTACACAGCAAGCAGAGATGGTTAAATCTGCAGGTGGATGGGTAGCTAGCCTGTCAGCTTCTGTGCGCCCTGTGGTCACCTATTGGGTGCTGTTTGTGTGGTCGTTTATCCATGTTTGGTTTGCTTGGAACGCATGGCTTGCCGGTGCGCCTGCTGTAGAAGTGTTTAAAACCATGATGACACCTGACTTTTCAGCCTTGTTGTCTGGGACAATAAATTATTGGTTTCTTGATCGTACTTTAAAGCAAAGGGGTATTTAAATGGCACACGCAAATAACTGTTTAGTTCACGAAGACGGCCCATGCACCTGTGGGTTTGAAGAAATCCTAGCGGATGAAGCAAGGGAAGCCGAGCAAGAACATCTTGACGAGCAATGAACCTAGAACTAGCCGCTGAACTGTGCCGCCGGTATGAAGGGTATCGCGCCAAGCCGTATTTATGTCCGGCTGGTGTGGCTACGATTGGTTATGGCTCTACCTACTACGCAGATAAACGCAAGGTAACTCTAGAAGACGCTCCGATGGATGAACCCACGGCAAGGGCGCTTCTAATGATCGAGCTTGAGCATACATATCTGCCCGGTGTCTTGCGTAACTGCCCCGGCCTGATTACTGACGTTCGTAAGTGCAATGCCATCGTAGATTTCTGCTATAACTTAGGCACTGGACGCTTGCAGACTTCCACATTAAAGAGGAAAATCAACGCCAATGATTGGGAAGGGGCAAAAGAACAACTGATGCTCTGGACTAAAGGTGGCGGCAAGGTACTGCCGGGCTTGTTAAAACGCCGCACTGCTGAGTGCGCCCTACTGGATTGACCGATGCCATTACAAAAAGTTCTGTTTAAGCCGGGCGTCAACCGGGAGAACACTAGGTATACGACCGAAGGCGGTTGGTACGAGTGCGACAAAATCCGTTTCCGTCAAGGCAACCCTGAGATTGTTGGTGGCTGGCAACGCATTTCTTCAAACACTTACAACGGTGTGTGCCGCTCGCTTTGGAACTGGACAACGCTTGGCAACTTTAACCTAGTAGGCGTCGGCACTAATACAAAGTTCTACATTCAAAATGGTGGTGCGTACTATGACATCACGCCCATCCGCACAACAACTACGCTAGGTACAGACCCTTTCACAGCCAACGGTACAACTACAGTCACAGTGACGGCTACATCTCACGGCGCTACGACAGGTACGTTTGTTACTTTTAGCGGTGTTACGGGTACATACGCTTCTACGCTAAACGCTGAGTACCAGATCACAGTAGTTAATACTAACTCCTACACAATCACCACCCCTACAGCCCTAGCAGCAGGTTCTTACGGTGGCTCGGCTGTTGTTGCGGCGTACCAACTTAACGCTGGCCCTGCGTATGCTGTACCTTTGACTGGCTGGGGCGCTGGTGCTTGGGGCGCTGGTGCTTGGGGTACAGGTTCTACAACTAGTACTAGCCTACAGCTTTGGAGCCAAATTAACTACGGCGAAGATTTGGTTTTTGGCCCCCGTGGTGGCGGTATTTACTACTGGGATGCAACAGGCGGTTTGACAACCCGTGGCGTATTGCTTAACTCTCTTGGCGGTACGGTGTCGTTTACAAATGCTTCTCCTACTGTCGTAACATCAACAGTCCTCTACACAGAAGGTGCAGCGCTTAAGTTCTCTGGTGGTTCTTTGCCAACGGGTATTACAGCAGGTACTACGTACTATGTGTTTGAAGTCAACGGTTTGACGTTTAAATTATTAGATAGCGCAGGGGCGGCAGTTAACACAACTTCTTCAGGCACGGGCGCAGTGTCTACTATTGTTGACGTGCCGACTGTCCAGAACAGCATAGTGGTGTCTGATACATCTAGGTTTGTCATTGTGTTTGGCTGTAACGACTACGGCAGTGCAGTGCTTGACCCCATGCTGATTCGTTGGTCAGCGCAAGACGATATTTATAACTGGACGCCTGACCCCACTAACCAAGCTGGTTTTGTGCGGGTGTCTCACGGCTCAGAGATTGTGGCTACAGTCCAGACCCGTCAAGAGGTGCTGGTGTTTACCGACTCATCTGTGTATTCACTGCAATACCTAGGCCCCCCTTATGTCTGGGCACCGCAGTTGCTTGGCGATAACATTTCAATTCAAGGCCCCAACGCTGCTGTAATTGCCTCTGGTATTGTTTACTGGATGGGCGTGGACAAGTTCTACTCTTACGATGGCCGTGTGCAAACGCTTAACTGCGACTTGCGTCGTTACGTGTTCCAAGACTTTAACCAATCCCAAGCCGCGCAGGTGTTTGCGGGTACTAACGAAGGCTTCAATGAAGTCTGGTGGTTCTACTGCTCTGCCAACTCATTTACCATTGACCGTTACGTCATTTATAACTACCTAGAAAAAATCTGGTACTACGGCACGATGGCACGAACAGCGTGGCTGGATTCTGGTTTGAGTGACTACCCCTTGGCAGCTACGTACAGCAGTAATTTGGTGTATCACGAGAATGGGCTAAACAACAATGAAACCGGAACAACCGCTGCTATTGATGCCTACATTTCATCCTCAGAGTTTGACATTGGCGACGGACATAATTTTGGTTTTGTGTGGCGCGTCCTTCCTGATCTGACCTTTGAGAACGCCACTATCTCCCCAACAGGTGTACAGCCTACTGTGACCATGGAGCTTTACGGTTTAGCCAACTCAGGCTCGGGGGTTACAAGCGATGCCTCACAGCCAGTGCGTAAATCGGCTGCGTACAACATTACCGAAGAATTCACCGGCATGATATTCACGCGCCTGCGTGGTCGCCAGATGATCTTTAAGATTAGCTCTAACCAGATCAACACGGTCTGGCAGTTGGGCGCTCCACGTATTGATATTCGACCAGATGGCAGACGTTAATGACAACACAAAACAGGATCATTAACCCCGCACCGCCCAACTTGCCACTGGGTACGGATCAGTACGAGCGCCGGTATCAGGATCAGTTTACAAACATTTTGCGTCTGTACTTTAATCAACTGCAAAATGCGCTTACAGAGATTACAGGCAATGCTGGCGGTAGGTATTTGGCGTTTCCGTACGGAGCGTTTTCAGACTTTGCCAGCCAGACCGCGACAGTTAATACAGCGACTGTAATGGCGCTGAGCACCACAGATTTTTCTAACTCTGTGTCGCTACAAACAGGGTCAAAGATTACGGTGGAGTACGCAGGTATTTACAACTTGCAGTTTAGTGTGCAGGTGCAAAACGCTGGCAACGCACCACACGATATTTTTATCTGGCTCAAACAAAACGGCACGGACATCACAGGCTCCACGGGTAAAGTCGGTTTGCCTGCTCGTAAAAACCCCGGCGATCCGTTCCACGACATTAAAGGCTGGAACTACTTTCTAAACATGAACGCAGGCGACTACGTCCAAATCTACTGGTCAACTACAAATGTGGACGTAACCATAGAAACGTATGCGGCTTCAGGCACGCCGACTAAACCCTCAACCGCTTCCGTCGTAGCTACACTTTCATTTGTCTCCGCGCTACCAACATGATATTATCAAACAACCCCCATTTTGAGAGGCAAAAATGAGCCTTCACGCACTAGCCACTGACATGGCCTCCAAGGGTCGCAACGGCGATTCAATGCTTGTTCACATGACGCCCAGCGAAGTGCATGGGCTACAGGCTTTGGCCATGAAACATGGTGGGTCATTGACTGTCAATCCAGATACGGGTTTACCCGAAGCTAACTTCCTAAAATCTTTGTTGCCAATGTTGGCAGGTTTTGCACTTGGCCCCGCAGGTTTTGGCCTTGTTAGCTCTGCTATGGGCGCTGGCGCTCTTGTGGGTGGTATCACCGGTATTGCTACGGGTAGCCTGTCTAAAGGCTTGATGGCTGGTTTGGGCGCGTATGGTGGCTTTGGTATTGGTGAAAGTTTGGCGGGGTTGGGCGCTGGGGAGTTGGCGCAAGGGCAAATTTCTGCAAACATGCCTACGTTAGCCGAGGGCGCTTCACAAACGCAAATAGCAGATTACGCCAAACCAGTAAACGAGCTTCGTACCGCTGGACTGCAAGGCGCAAGTCAATTGCCTATGGCAGATAAGTTATCGGCAGGGTTCTCTTCCGCTTCAGCATCCCCGATGGACGCATTGAATTTTGCTAAAGATAACAAAATGGCTTTGGGCATGGCGGCAGCCCCAATTATGGCTGACATGATGGTTCCTACAACCACCAAGATGCCAACTAACACTAACCCTGCGTACATTCGTCAGTATGTGGCAGGTGATCGCCCACAAGCCCCCCGCGCTTTGGCTCCAGTGTTGGCTACTGATTGGGGTAGCCGTAACTTCCAAGATGCTTACCGTGGTGCTGAAGGCGGTATTGTGGCTTTGGCTGATGGCGGTGCTGTACCCGGTTACGCTATTGGTGGCGAAGCTAAGGCCGCGCTTGAAGCAGCGTACGCGGCAAACGACGTTGGTAAAATCAATGAAATTGCACGCGCCAATATGATTACTGCCGCTGATGTGGCAGACACATACAAAGGTTTTGACACCTCTGGTATTAAAGGTTTGGAGCTATACACGCCCCCTAGTTTTGGTGGTAGCGTAGCAGGCATGAAGGCTGACATAGCTGCTGGTGGTGATGGTACAGGCAACCTAGGCGGTGGGGGTGGTGGTGGTGGTGGTGGTGCCCCTGCTTACACTCAGTACAGTGACCAGCAAATTGGTGATTGGTTTGCACAGAATAAAAATGCTACAGATGCTCAAGTAAAGCAAGCAATCATAGATTCTAAGATAGACCCCAATGCTGTCAATCGCTATCTTGCAGGTTTGACCGGCGGATTTACGGATTCCACGTGGGATAAAGGCGGCTCCGGCACGCTCGGTATTTACAACCAATGGAATGCGTTGGGGATTAGCCCTGACGAGTACTATGCAGCCGCTTTAGCAAACAACCCCAAGTATGCTGGTTGGACTAAGGAAATGCTCCAAAAGGGCTATAACTTAGACAAAGGCGCGTACGCTTTAACTGACCAAATAGCAAGAGACAAAATAGCCGCAGACCCTAAACTTGGCTACGACAAGCAATGGGTTAAATTTATGGATACCAATGGGTATACCGTAGATGACATGGCTCAGGCTTTTGGTATATCCAAAAATGAAATTCGTGATCGCATACAAAGAGTCAAAGACGCGGAAAAGAAAGTTACAACAGGTACAGGCGGTACAGGTATAAGCACGCTGGTAGGTGGCCCCCCAACAACCACAATACTGCCAACTAATCCACAAACCAATGCGCCCCCCGGCACGACCAACCCATACGGTAACGTCAACAACCCCGGTGATCTGACGTTTAATAATGACGGCACAGTCACAGTTCAGCCCAATTTGCCCGGTCGCCCCTATGGTGGATACTCAGGTATCACTGAACTGACAAACGCTTACACTGCTGGCGGTGGTAGCACGGGTTACGTTTCTCCTGTGGTTCTGTCAGCGCTTGAACATGACAAAACGTACAACAAGCAAACCGACGATTCATTGGATGCTTACAACTACCTGATTGGTAAGGCTGGGGCAAAATACCCATCCAAATCTCGTGCGACTGAAATCATGAAGCCATACGAAGAGGCCGTGCTTGGTTACGCAGCAGATCCTACAAAGAAGAAGTTTATCAACGTGGGTGGCAAGATGGTGAAAAACCCACAATACGTGGAGCCAAAGACGCTTAAACAGAAAAATTCAGAAGCAAGCACTGCCGCAGCTACAGCGGCAAAAGCAGGTAAAGCCCCAACTATTGACATCGTAGATTCTTCCGGCGAATCCACACAAACCTACACAGCAGTGTTGCAAGACGATGGAACTTACGCGGCTGGCAATGGTAAGAGATACGACGCTACTGGCAAAGAGTTGGCTGCTGGCGGGGGCATGATGGGTTACGCCCTTGGTGGGTTGGGTACGCTAGGTGGTTACTCAGATGGCGGTCGTTTGCTCAAAGGCCCCGGCGATGGTGTGTCTGACAGCATCCCTGCAACCATTGGCGCTAAACAACAACCCGCACGTCTTGCCGATGGTGAGTTCGTGGTACCTGCACGCATCGTGTCTGAGTTGGGTAACGGCTCTACAGATGCAGGGGCTAAGAAACTTTACGCCATGATGGATCGTGTTCAAAAAGCACGGGGCAAGACCACAGGCAAAAACAAAGTAGCGGCAAACTCTCGCGCTGATAAATATCTTCCCGCGTAAGGAATAAAAATGGCTTTACAAGAATCATCTTCGACAATTTCGCAAACCTCCATCCCTGACTACGCTAAGCCGTATGTCGAAGATCTGCTGGGTAAGGCGCAGTACTTCACGGATACTGAACAAAACCCTTACATGCAGTATCAGGGTGACCGCCAAGCGCAGTTCACCCCCTTGCAACAACAGGCGTACACCAATGCAGGTTTGATGCAGACTGCCCCTCAGTTGCAAGATGCTTCCGCTATGGCGGGTATGGCAGGCTTGGGTGCTCTGAATACACAATATACCTTCCGCCCTTCTGACTTTGGTGCTGCATTCAGTGCCGCTAATACCAGAGATGCGCAAGGCAATATAACCGGCAACACCATGATGAGTCCTTACATGGACAATATCGTTGCCCGCCAGCAGGCAGATGCGCGGCGTCAGTCCGACATTGCTATGCAAGCTCAAAATGCACAAGCCGCCCGTTCAGGCGCGTTTGGCGGTAGCGGTAATCAACTCATGCGCATGCAGGCGATGGGTAACTTGGCTCGTCAGCAAGGTGACATCCAAGCCAAGGGGTTGCAAGACGCTTACCAACAGGCGATGGGGCAGTTCAACACGCAGAACCAACAGAACGCACAGCAACAACAGTTTGGTGCAGGCTTGGGCTTGCAAGGTTTACAAACAGCTATGACGGGTGCTAAGAGTTTGGCTGATATTGGCCAGACGCAGTATGGTCAGAACATGGGCATCATGAATGCTCAGAACCAGTATGGTTTGCAACAACAACAGCAATCCCAGAACATTCTCAACAATCAGTATCAGGATTTCCTGAACTATCAGAACTATCCATACAAGCAGATGGGCTTCATGTCCGACATCTTGCGTGGCTTGCCTTTGACCCAGACTGCATCGTCTGTGTATCAAGCACCTCCTTCAACAGGTTCACAACTTCTCGGTGCGGGTGCAACTGCGGCTGGTCTTGCCCTGCGTGCCAAGGGCGGCTCCGTTGGAGAAGCTGAAGACATTGCGTACAGAGACAAGCCCGCAGGTCTGGCTGATCTGGCTCTATCAAGAATGGGTTAAGGAAGTAACATGGCAATCGACCAAAGAGACATCACATCCCAGTTGCGCATGATGGATGACCGTGCTTTGCAGCAATATGCTGCGATGCACAAAAACGATCCATACGTTTTTCCGTTGGCTTTCCAAGAAAGCCAGAACCGCCAGAGGGTACGCATGAGCGGTCAGGCTAGGATGGCTGGGCAAGAAATGCCCAAAGTGGCGGATGCCGCACTGATGGCGATGGCACCCCAAGCCGCACCCCCACAAGCCCCCCAAGGGCAGGGCATCAGCAGCCTGCCTGCTCGCAACATCGAAGGTATGGCTGACGGCGGTATTGCAGGGTATGGAGATGATGAAGAAGGTATGGCTGACGGCGGTATTGCAGGGTATGGCGATGGTGACGATGTTCCTAGACAGAACGGTATGGCACAAGGCGGCATGTATGACTTTGCCCAGCGCAGTGAGCCTGTGCTTCGCATGTCTGGTGGTGGTCATATCCCACGCTACCAAGGTGTGGCTATTGAAGATGGTGGCGATGGCAGTATGGTGGATGAGTTCAAGGGTGTTGACGACCAGATTGCTGCCAACATGGAACGCCAGAAGTTGCTGGGCGCGTTTGACGACTACAGCGCCTATATACCCAAACCCAAGAAGGGTAGCAAAGCCGCTAAGAAATTAGAGGAAGAAGCTAAGAAGGAAGATACAGCTAAAAAGCCTGCGTTACCCCCACTTCCTACGTACACACCTAAAACAGCGGCACAAGCTCGTGCAGAAGCTGAAACAATGGCCGCACCTGAAATAGCTGAAATTAAAGAAAGCTACAAGCCATTTGCTGAACAGTTTGCACAAGATCGTTCACGTATTGAAGGCCGTGAAAAGAACGCTGTCTCTGACGCATTGATCCGTGCGGGTCTAGCTACGATGGCTGGCAAGTCTCAGTTTGCTTTGCAAAATATTGGTGAAGGTGGCCTCCAAGGTTTGAACGCTTACCAAGAAGGTCAAAAAGCCAACGAAGCATCACGCAGAGCTTTGACCCAATCTGAGATGTTGATGACCCAAGCCCAACGTGCCGAGCGTATGGGCGCTCGTGGGGAAGCTTCAAAATTTGTTACTCAAGCCGAACAAGCCCAACAAGCGGCTACCCAGTTTGGGCAAAAAGCGCAAGAGATTGCAAATACAAAAGAGTATCAAGAAGGCGCACTGCTTGTCCAAAATCGTAACGCTGATGCGGCAATGATCTCTGCGAAAGCGGCTCAATCCCGCGCTAACGCTTTGAATGCGGCTGGTGCAACTAAAGGTGCGTTGACACCCAAAGATGTTGCCGGACTTCGTGATAAAGCAATTGATAACGTTAATAAAGATTATGGGGACAAGAAACTTGCCGCACAGATAGCCGCAGGGAAATCTGGAAAAGTGTTTAACGAAGAAACTTGGAAACAAGGTTTGATTACTGAAGAATTTAATCGTCTGATACAGGGTTTACAAACGGGCAGGGGAGTTGGTACAATGGATGAAACCCCCACCGGCGGTAAACTTGGTGGCGGTGGTTCTAATATTAACCCCGACTTGTGGAAAAATTTACAAGTTGTAACACCTAAATAGCCATGCCACTCTACCGCATCCAAGCCCCTAACGGATTAACTTACCAAATTGAGGGGCCAGAAGGTGCGACTAAAGAAGAAGTGGCGCAGGCTGTTCTGGCCAAAAATCCAGACGCAGGTAAGCCGTTCAAGGAAGCTGGGTTCTCTCTTGCCGATACCGGTGTAGCCGCGCTTCAAAGCGCCGTTGGTGCAACCAAATCCACACTGCAAGGTTTTGGCGCTGAAGCCCCCGGAGTGGAAACTCTTAGCAACCTACAAAAGGGTTTGGGGCAACTGTACACGCCTGAACGCCAAGCTGAACAAGCCCGTCGTGATGCGCTTGAGAAAGCCGCCGCTAGGTCTGGTAGCACATTAGAAGAAATTAAAGCTGGCGCCGCTGGCGTTACTGAAGCCCCCATCCAAGCTACTGCTTCCGCAGTTGGTTCATCAGTCCCTACAATTGCGTTAGCTATGGGCGCGGCTGCCTTGGCAGTACCCGCAGCGGCAGTGCTCGGTCTAGGGGGTGCCGCTGCCCTTGCGTTTGCAGGTGCTGTTGGTATTGCCACCAAATACACCCTTGGTGCTTTACAAGGCGCAGGTTCCGTCAAAGGCTCCATCTACGATGCGGTTAAAGAAGAAGTTGGCAAACAATACCCTGACCTTTCCAAAGAAGAAATTTCTAAGATCGCACTTAAAGCGCAGGAATTTACAGGTAAAAACTGGGACAACATCATGGCGGGTACCGGCATCGGCTTCGTAGCCGGTGGTACGGGTTTAGAAAAAGACCTTTTAAAGAAACTGTCCAAACCTGTTGCCGCCGCAGCCGCCAAAGAAGCTGGTGAAAAAGTTGGACAAGAAGTTGCAAAGAAGGGCATCATTGCAGGTACAAAGCGTGCCGCTGGCGCTGGTTTAAAGGAAGCTGTACCCGAAGCTATCCAAGGCGGTCAAGAGCAGTTTGCCGCTAATGTGGCACAGACCCGTGAAGGGTTTGAAACTCCTGCAATGGAAGGCGTGTTGGGTGCGGCAACCAAAGAGGGCATGATGGGTATGTTGGGCGGCTCAGCAGTCAGCCCGTTCACAGGTGAAGCTACCGCAAAACCCCCTGCACCCGTTGTAGACCAGTCAGGTCAGCCTACTCCTAGCGAGCTTGAAGCCCAAGTTCAACAGCGCAGATTGGCACGTGAGCAAGAGCAGATGGGTGTTAAGCAAGGTCGTGCCGCCCGTGAGGGTGAGAAGATGCTTGATGCAGAAGCACAAGCTGAAGCTGACCAACAAAAACTTGCCCGTGTGGAAGCTGAGAAAGCCGCCGCCACAGAACTGCAAACACTGCGTGCCCAACGTCAAGCTGAACTGGAGCAGACGTTCCCCAAAGATTACAGCGATGTAATGCAAAAGACGGATGCGTACGCAACGTTGTTTCAAGAGAAACAGGCGTTAACGGGTCAGACGCAAACCAAAGAAGTTAAAGCACGTATCAAAACCATTGACGGTTTGATACAAGGCATCATTGAGGAAGACAATCGTGTACCCAATGAGTTCAAGCGGATGCAGGCTGAGAACGCCAAGGTAACCAAGAACCTGCCCCCTGACCTGCAAGCCAAGTATGCGGCTACTGCGTTCACCATCCCTGAACCACAGCAGATGGAAATCCGTGCGGCTACGGTTGAGCAAACCCCCGTACAACAAACAGACTTGCTGGGTAACCCCATTCAACAAGAAGCACCCGCACCAGCCGCACCTGACAAGTTTAAAACTGTGCAGACAGCAGCGGAAGCGCAAGCCGCCTTGGACTTACAGAACAGGCGCGACGCACGCGCAGGGCAGGCTGACCGCAACGCCGCCAAAGATGCAGGCCAACTTGGTTTGTTCACGCGAGTGGGCACGCCAACTGACGAAGCCGCAGTTGCTGAACCAAAAATTATTGTAAAGAAGCCACCAGTTACCAAACCTACGGTGCGGGTAAAACCCACCCCCGAGACAGTAGCCCCCGTCATTACCGCTGATACGCTTGGTGTATTGGGTATTGGCCCCACGGCTGTGATGCGCAAGCCCGGCCATGCTATCCAAGGTCTGGACATTACCAAACCAGAAGGTGCGGCAGATGTAAAGAACATGTTGACAATCTATAAGGAAGGTCGTAGCCCTGCGATTGTCCAGAAGATTGATACATTCTTAGGACGCCCTGAGTTCCAAGGTTTGCCAGCACCTGCACCAAAGGTTGAAGCCGCACCTGCGCCTACCGTTGCGGAAACTCCAGTGGTAACACCTGTGACTCTCAATAAGGGCCAACAAAAACTAAGAGATGCGCTTGATGCAAACGGTCGGATTTTTATTGATAGCCGTGACGAAGGTGGTAAGAAAACATACTACGCTAAAGGCGTTGGTTCTACATCACCAGACTTTCAAGTTGAACTACAGTTAACGCCTGAAGAAAAGAAAACGGCAAGGCTAGCGGAAGCTGATATAGAGCTTGCTAGTACCCAAGAAGAACGTGACGCCGGTAAGAAAGCACTTGAAGACGCGCTACGCCCTGCTGCTGATCGCGCTACCAAACCTGTCAAAGCTAAAACCACAGGCCAATCTGCTGAAAAGAAAGCGGCCAACAAAGCTGCCCAACCATCCGCAAGGAAGGCTAAAGATGAAACTGCAAAATCAACTGCTGAGCCTACTTCTACGCCTACCGTTACCAAAAAGGTGGAAGCACCGGCTACTCCTGCGCCTGTTAAAGTTGTAAAGAAAACAGAACTTAAGAAGGTTGAGCCTAAAAAAGTCGTAAAGAAATCAGAACCTAAGAAGCTTGAAGCACCAAAGGTTGAACCTAAGAAAGAAGAGCCAAAGGTTGATAAAGCTCTTGAGAAGGCGCGTGAGACTGTCGATGATCTTGATCTTGATCCTGAAACAACCAAGACCAAAGTTAAATCATTTGCCAAGCGTTTGCACAAAGCAGGCTTGATTGACGACATCAGTTTGAATGCGGTTGAAAGCATATCCAAAGACAAGGATATGGGCTACGAAGACCTGCTGGATGAAATCAGGTTTGCACTTGAGGCTTATGAAAGTAATCAAAAGAAAGCACCGGAAGCTAAACCTGAACTCAAAAAGGTTACAGATGAAAGCAACATCATTGAAGGTGAGACACGGGTAATCCCTGATAACCAGCAGAAGCTGTTGGAAGGCCCCGTTAGCCGCTTGCAAGATGACCAAGTTGAAGAACTTGAAGATTTCTACGGCGTCAAAAAAGACAATCCAGAGTTCTGGAAGCGCCTGCAAGAAGACGTCACTTTGTTTGCCGAGAAGGGCGCCAAGGCTGTTAAGCAAGCCATCCGTGAAATCATCAGACAGGTGCAGGCAGGTGTGTTGGCTGTTGGCGTTATCTTTAACCCCGGCAATATTTCTGCACCAGAAGCATTTGTTTTACACAACCCCGTCTCTGTAACTACAACGCAAGAAGTCAAAGCAGGGATACCCGCATCAGTTGCATCCAAGATGTCTGATGGCGCTAAAGAAGCGTACGAGATTCTTATCCCTGCGATGAAGGGTAAGAACGGCGACAAGCTAATGGTGTTTGTTGATAAACCAACAGGCCGTATCTTTATCTTTGACGCCGACGGCAAGCCTGTGTTGGACAAGAAGGTGTTGATTGGTTTAGCCAAGGGCGATCTGTACAAGGGTAACAACGACCTGCCACAGAACCGTATTACGCCAGCAGGTTTGTTTGGTATCAAAATAATTGATGCCGCCAAGGGTGGTAATGCCAAGAAAACCGCAGGTGATTATGACTTTGGCAAAGTGTTCGCATTGGAAGACCCAGATGCTGTGGTCACCATCATGCACTCGGTATGGCTAAAAGAAAAAGATGCCGCCCAACGTCAAGCCGCATTGAAAAGTGAATCCGCCGCTGATTCACGTTACTCCTTTGGTTGTATCAATATTGACAAGGCTACATACAAATACCTACTTGACAACTTCCAAGCGCAGATGGATGGCGCAAAGATGTTTGTGGTGCCTGATAACCAAGCAGATACCAAAGCGTTTTTAACTGGCGAAAAAGCCAACGCTGACGTACTTGTGCGTGAAGCTGTAAAACCTGTCACTAAGACAACCACACAAACCCGTGACTCTGCATTTGCACAAGAAGCCAAGACAGGTACGCTAGGTCGTGAGCAAGGGCTTCCACCAAAAGAGCCAACACGTTCACGTATTACAGACGATCAAAACCCTGTTGATAACCCTATCTCCAATGCTGAACTTGAAGGCATCGTTGATGATGTGAAGAAATCTTTGGGTGGTGAAGTTGAAGTAACTATCCTTGACAGTGCCAAAGACCTTGACCCCAAAGCGCCAGCAGGTGCAGCAGGTTTGGTAAAAGATGGCAATGTTTATCTGTTCAGGGATGGCATCAAGTCTGGCATTGAAGGCGCTAAGACTGTCTTCCACGAACTGTTCCACCTTGGCTTGCAGAAGCTCTTGACTAACCCCAAGGAATACCACAGGGTGATGATTAACTTGTACCGCATGAACGCCCGAGTGCGTGAGATGGCAGACAAGTGGATTGCTTCACAAGAAGGTCAAGATGCCAAAGCTGCGTACGCTAAAGAGTACGCCAACCCTAATGACCGTTTAAATGCACTGACTGCCCACGGTACAGACGAAGCACTCGCACGCATCGCTGAAGAATTAAAGACAGGCGAAAAGATTGGCACGGGGCAGCGCGCGTTCGTACGCTCCATTGCAAAATGGTTGGCTGACGTTGCCGAGAAGATTGGTATGCGTCAAGTAGCACAGAGCATCCGTTCTGCTACCTACACAGAAGTTGAGAAGTTTGTACAAGAAGCCATGACTGCCGCAGTGGGCGCTGGCCCTGTAAACGTACGCTTGACACGTCGCTTTGCGCAAGCGGCGGCTACTGCATCAGATGCGTTTAAGAGATGGTTTAAAGATAGCCAAGTTGTAGATAACAATGGTAAGCCCTTAGTGGTTTACCACGGCACTAGCCGTAGCTTTGACACGTTCTTAAAAGATATGTTGGGTGCGGCAACGGGCGCTCCTTCGGCAAAGCTGGGTTTCTTCTTTGCAGGTGATCCTGATACATCTACAGGATACGCAATAAACGCTAAGAAAAATGAAACAGAAAGCCCTGCGGAATCTGAAATTCGTTTTTTAAATAAAGATATTAAACGTTACCAAAAAGGTTTAGCAGAAGCCACGGCACAGAAAGACCCTAATTCTATTGAAGGTAAAACCCTACGCGAACGCCAAGAAAAATATCGGTTAAAGCAGCTTGCTGAAGCACAAGCAAAGCTCAAAAAAGATCCTAACGATAGGATGGCTAAACTGGATGTGGATCGTTTCTCAAAACAACTTCCAGAATCTAGCTACGTGTACATTGCGGAATCGTACATAAGGGAATACACAGAAAGCCTTGCAAGGGCTGAAAAAAAACTTACTGCGTTAAAAGCTGAAGTTCGTAAAAGCGCTGAAGAAATAGGTAGACGTGCGGGCGAAAACATTATGCCCGTGTACCTAAGCATGCAAAACCCATTGATCTTAGATCAGCGGGGCGCTCCGTACCGGATCATGTCTTACAGAGACACAATCATAAAAGCCAAGCAAGACGGCCATGACGGTGTCATCATTAAGAACACATACGATGGTAAACAGCAGCCGGGTTGGATTCAACGGTTGATTGCGAAATGGCGTAAGGAAGACGTACCTTCGGACACAATTTATATTGCGTTTGAACCTACCCAAATTAAATCTGCTATTGGCAACATTGGCACATATGACCCCACCAACCCCAATATCCGTTACTCTATACCCGGTGGTATCGATGAGAACACCCGCCGTGCGGTACAGGCTATTCAGGATAAGACGCCTGCAAAGTATAAAGAGCCAGAGAAGAAGACGCTGGTTCAGCAACTCAAGAGCGTAGGTGAAGTCGAGACACGCGACAAAGCCAAGCTACTTGCACGCCAAAAGACCGCTGACAAGTTTGCAACAGTCAGTGCCAAGGTTAACCAGTTGTTCTCTAAGGGCTACAAGAACGCCTTTGGTGATCTGAACCCTATGGTGTTGGCACGCCAAGCGGAAGAAGCCTGTAAGCTGGTGCTTGATTTCTACAAGGCCGGTGGTATCAAGTTTGGTAAGAGTGGTTTGATTGAAACTGTAGATACCAAAGAATCTTTGCAGGGCGCAGTTGAACAATTGGTTGATCTGGCCGCTAAAAATGACATGACTTACAAGGACGCTGAGTCTTATGTATCTTCTTTGTTGGAAGGCCATCGCCTGCACAACATGCGCGAAGAGCACGACAAGCCTTTGGAAGCATCTGCCTTGATCCTTGAACAACAGGGTAAGAATAAAGAAGCCGATGCTGAACGCAAGAAGAAGTTAGCACGCCACATGGACAACGCTGACATTGATACGTTAGAAGCGGCCTTCCAGAAGTCACCTGAAATTAAGGCTATCCTTGACACGCTCAATGCAACGCGCACGCAAGCAATCGACTTGATGGTTGCGGCTGGTCGGATTACCAAAGAACAGGGTCAGTTCTGGAAAGACAACGCCGCGTACGTGCCGTTTGATCGTGTGTTTGTGGAATCTGAAACACCTATTAAAGGTCGTGGCTCCTACGGAATTGCAACTCTGCGCAATATCCCCGGCATGGAAGGTTCATTTGAACGCCCCATTAAAAATGTATTTGACTCCTACACCAGCCGCTTGGGTTGGATGATTACGGAAGCTGCAAACAACAATGCTTCTTACAACGTGCTAGATACGATGGCGTTGGGCGGGTTTGCAAAAGAACTTAAACCCAAAGAAGTACCGGGCAACAAAGCTTTGACTGTCAAAGTTTATCGTGAGGGTAAACCCGTAGAGTTTGAAGTAGAAAGCGTAGCTGACTACGAAGCATTCCAAGCCGCGCCTGAATTAACAGGTTGGCTGGTTGGTTCACTTATCCCTGCGGCGCGTTGGGTGCGTATTGGTGTGACGGCTTTCCCCGCCTTCCCAATCAAACAGGTCATTGAAGATGCGCAGCGTTCCATGTTTAACTCAGGTGTTGAACGCCCCTTAGTTACTGGCATGAAGACGTTGTACAACTTCCCACGTTTGCTGACATCTGATGCCCTGCAAGCTTTAGGTGTTAGCAAGAAAATGCCTCTCGTGCGTATGATGGAGCAGCTTGGTATTATTGGTGACTACGATGTCAACATCATCAACCCCGCGCAAGACATTAAGATTGCGGCTGGCGCAGAGAAACGTGGTTGGTCGGCCAAGGTGTACCACGTACTTGAAAAGATAACCAAAGCATCTGACCTTGCCGCACGATTGGCTGTGTTTGAAGAGACTTTGCTTGAGACAGGTGGCAAACGGGATGGTGATGGCAACATCACAGGTGGTGACAAAGACCTTGCACAGCTTCGCGCCCGTGAGTTGATTAACTTCAGCCGCCGTGGTTCCGACCCCACTATCCGTACGCTAAGCCGTGTGGTGCCGTTCATGAACGCATACGCACAGGGTATGGATGTTACCTACCGCACAGCAAGTGGTTTGGATTCTGCAACAGGTTCAGAGCGTGCAGATGCACGTAAGCAGTTTTACAAGATGGCTATGAAGCTGACTGCACTTGGCTTTATGTATGCCTTGGCGTTTGGTGATGATGAAGGTTATAAGAACGCAACTGATGAAGTGCGTGACAACAACTTCCTGATCCCGCACTCAGACAAGAAGATTCCGTTGCCAAAGGAAATTGGTTTCTTGTTTAAGTCAATTCCAGAACGCTTGGTCAACTATTACCGTCGTTACGGCACAGACGAAGAGCAAAGCATCCTCAACCTGCTTGGCACGATTGTCAAGGGTGGTGTGTCTGCGTACGGCACGCCCAACGCTACACCTGCGCAACTCAAGCCCATACTTGAGAATATGACCAATTATTCGTTCTTCTTGCAACGTGAGTTGGAGTCAGCTTCTATGCAAAGACTTGACCCATCACAGCGGTTTACACCAAGCACATCTGAGTTGGCCAAATCTATTGGCGCACTTTCGCAGCAGCTTGGTAACGTAGCGGGTACAAAGATTGTAGAAGTTTCCCCCATCAAGGTGGATAACTTACTGCGTGGGTTGTTTGGTATTGCAGGCTCATCCACATTGCTGATGACTGATGCATTGATTAACCCAACACGCGCTGACCGCCCCCTGCATCAAATGCCGTTTGCAAGTTTGTTTGTATACGACACTACGGGTGGCCGCGCTAAAAACGAGTTCTTTGATTTGCAAGAAAAAGTAAGTCGCGCAAACAACACTTATTTAAGTATGAAAGATACTAATCCAAAAAAAGCCGTTGAATACTATGCAAAAAATGAACCATATATTTTGGCAATGCCAACGTTAAACGCAACTTTAAAACAACTTACTGCAATTCGTAAGCAACGTGTTTTCTACGAAACTGCATCTCCAGAAGCACTCAATATGGACGGTAAAGAACGCCGCGCTACTATTGATATATTGGATAAACTTGACATAGAAGCCGTGTCAAAAATCCGCGCACTTGATAAAGACTTACGTGATCTAAGTAAGGCGAACAAGTAAAAAACCCCCGGGGTTTAGCCGGGGGTAAGAGGAGAAAAGCAACTGCACTTTTTAGGGTGCGGTTTATCCTATCATGCAATTCGCCAAACCCGAATACCCCACATACCATTTTCTATACGGGCAAGGGTCTTGACCCTAAAGCCTCGGTCTTCGGCACGTTGGGTGATACTTCGTATCATTCGTTCATGAGCGATACAGGGCAGGAAGAATGAAGTGCCAATACGGAACTTAAGCCACTCAACTTGAACCTGTACCCCTTCAATTTCAAGCGGCTTTTCTATCTTCGTCATCTTCAATTGGCATGGCCAGTATTGCTTCCGCATCAAATACATGGCTCATGGTGTCATCAATCAACAACGCATTGACGGGAGGTGCTGCCATCAGCGTACCCTTTGCCATACGCTTCTTTACAGAATCTACAGCCACACCCGTGTTGCGCAGGGCAT